CCCCGGGTGGGGTCGCCAAGTGAAATTAATCACTACCAGTGTATGAGAACGAGAACAGAACTCTATGTGGGTAAGAACGTTCGAGGTTCCAACGGAGACCGAAAAAGTTATAAGGTCTCTGATGGTACCGTCGTAACGCCAAACCGACCAGCTCTAACATTCGGATTTCGGGAGCCCAATTTAGTGGCTTCTTTTGAAATGACGGATGATTTGCCGGTCCATAGACAGTTCAAATCTTGGAACGGATTCCAGCATTATAGACGCTGGATTAACGTTTCATCTATTGGTACCAATTGCGTTATAGGTTCGTGGGCCTGGCTTGCCAGCTCTGCTTACTTTGACAAATTCCAAATTGGTTCCTCCCTTTGGGGAGCCAATACATGGAATAATTGGTGTCAGCAGGCGTTCGGGAGTGTAGATTGCCCTACTACAGGGCTTCCTACACTGGTCAACACGTCGTTAACGACGGGATTTATCTCGTCACCGGCGGATATCAACAATTACGTCACCATGGCTGTAAAAGACATGCTGCCGCGATTGCGCCCGGAGGTGAATCCTGGGCTTTCGATGGTTAATTCCATCATAGAGCTCAAGGATGTAGTACGCCTTAGGCGGACTGTCATTGACGTCGCCAAGCTTACCAAGTACCTGGCCTTTCTTCGCGAGAAGATTGGTCCGGGGTCCTGGAAGAAGTCTTGGCCATTGTCAAGGATCCTGCGTGCTATCGGAGATGCGAACCTCAGTTATTGGTTTGGCATCGCTCCGTTAGTCTCAGACATCGTGCATACGTGCGATGTGCTAAGAAAGGCAAAGCGGAGGTCGAGAGACTTCCTAGCTTTGGAGGGTAGACGTCATCGGATACACGTCTCATATGACATGTTATCAAGTTACCCATATGTCGAAACATCTGCATCCGGTACTGGCGCTCAAGTTGGGAGGCAGGATTGGTCTACAACCCTTCCTGTCTACAACATGAACGTCACCGGCACGGCATCGTGTCGACGTCGGGCAACTACGTCTGCTAAGTTCCATGCGGAATGCGAATATTATGTGTACTTCTCGCAATTACAACGCGAGTACGCACCCATATACACTCTACTCGATCTATTAGGGGTTCAGTTGAACCCCGCGATCGTTTGGAATGCGCTTCCGTGGTCCTTCGTGGTTGACTGGTTTGCCAATGTAGGCAACTGGCTCGACCAATTTAAGATGGCCAACATGGAGCCCTTAGTACTCATACAACGGTTTCTGTGGTCGACTAACGTAAAGCGCGACGTTTATTTGAATTACAAATTCAACTTAAACGGCGGGCCCGCGTTAGCTGTCACGGAACACACGTTGCCGGGATTTCATGAACACGCTTATAAACGTGTGGTTGGGATTCCGTTAAACTATGCAACAATCACAAGAGATCTAACTACAAGCGGCTTCTCCCTTAAAGAGATAATGCTTGCAGGCTCTCTTGCACTTGCCCGAACTCCGGGCAGGATGTTCTAAACCCCGCAGAAGTCAATGAAATGTTACCAATTAGAATTCGATTTCATGTTACTCCACGGTTTGTGGATGGCATGGAATCCGAACCTCTTTGGTTGCACTTCACTATACTCTGGGGATGAGGAACGTCTCATAACAAACGTCTCGCACTTAGACAGCCAATTACGGCTAAAATGTGCAGTACCGCATGTTACCAAACTTGTTGAACACCAACGAAATCAAGGACGCGGCAGGCGCGGAAGTTGAATTCACGCGCCGCAGCTCCAGCACTGTTGATGGTACGGAGTTCTACGCCGTCACGGCGGGACCCGCTACCCCCAACACGCTGAAGATCAAGCACGCAGAGTCAGGCACTGGTACTTCGAAAATTCGTCGTTCCGTAACCCGCTTCGATGTTTCATCGGCGGGCCAGGTCGACAGTTCGAAAACCATGGCTGCCTCAGCGTATCTCGTGCTTATTTCCCCTATAGGGAATATGACCGACACTACGCTCTCCAAGAAAGCCCTCGCTGAGCTCATGTCTTTCACCGCCACAACTGGCGCTGCGACGACTGTGCTTTTCGATTGCTCTGGGAGTGGTGCTGGAGTTCTCATCAACGGTACCGACTAAAGTCGATTTGGCCGATGTAGGCCAGACACTAGTTCGGACGCGAATCATCCGGATCGAAGAAATCCCTCGCAAGAGGTGAACCTTCGGACGAACATATTCGTGTACGTACAGACCGTGGAAGACGGAAATGTCGCCTTGCAAATGGCGATATAACTGCCGCTCCATATTCTGCCGAACTGGTGCCTCAACATGATGAGCACCTGAGGGGGGGATAGTTACCCCCCTCAAACAAGTCCTTATCCAGGTCACCCTATGGTAACCAAGATGTATTCTAACCCCCTTCGGTGGGCGGGGTCCTAAAGACTCTGTTAGATATACTTAGACTCGTGAATAATTACTCCCTACCTTCTTCGAGCCATTTAGCTCGACGTGCCTGAGTAATCCGATGACCCTCCAAAAGGGTATTGGTGTCAGCCACGATGCGCTCATTTAATTCGCGCTGTGAAGTAGGTTGGAACGGTTCGCTTAAGGCGCTAGCAGCGAAGTTCGTCTCAGCAGTAATACTGTTGAGTTTACGAACTAGCTTTGCGCGCTTTGCTGCATTGAATTTGTTAGACTTTCGCGTAACAAGCGGAACGACAATACGTTCGATGAATGTCAAGGCAAGCTGAACTATAACGGGTATTGGTATCATAGGACTTACTGGTTGAATCACAATGGTGTGGCGGGTTACATGCTCAAGGAAGTCATTCCGATGAAGGAGACTATTAAGAGCCTTGATTACTCTACAGTAATCACCGCCATGCTGTGTGACGTGCAAACGCTGCACAGTGATGTATTCACTACCTCTGCACTAGAGCACACTCTTAATAAGGTGCGATCTAGGGTTGAGCGAGAAGGAGTTGGTTTTCTCACGAAAACCCTTCCACGTTTAGGCAAAGCCCTCGATAAGGCTCTTGCCAAACAAACACCGCTGAACGCTGTTCAGCTGGGATTCGATCCCCGCCCAAACAGTAACCTCCCGGTTTTCTTGGGAGAGTTATTCAGTAAAGTGCTTGCTCCTAACGGAGAAGTCCTTCCCGACGCTGATGTAGAATGCGTCCGTTCTCTGAGGCAGCTTTTGTTTGTATTTTACAAGCTAGAATTGCCTTATGAGCCCGAACTCGAACAAGAAGTCGTCAGTAAGTTTAAGCAAACTGAAATCGACATTCTACCTTACTCCAACGCGTGCAATTCAATTGCTACGTTATTGGATCGTAACTGCCGCGCTCTTGATAGCGTTAAGCCATCATGGGTGCCACAGCTTATCCGTAGAGCACGAAGATACCTTTTTCAGGCTCTTCGAACACTGGATTCTGCCGATATATTTCCGCGACATGGACCTGGAGCAGTCTCTACAAGAGAGAAACTCCACGATAAATATCGATGGACTTGTATACCCGACAGATTACTACAAGAGTTTAGTTTGGACGAATATTTCTACGCGTCCCTAACTCATGTGTGTGACGACCTAGATCAAATCAAGATACTAGGTGACCAGGAACTTTATGCACGGTTAGTTCTCGTGCCAAAAGATTCCCGCGGACCTCGAACTATTTCCTGTGAACCTTTGGCTTTCCAATGGGTTCAACAGGGTCTAGCAGAGGCAATCAAGCGTCATGTTTGCACAAAACCATTCTATAATTCCCAAAGGAAACGATGGGAGGTTATGGGTGATAATGTGCGATTCGATGACCAAGATCCGAACCGCTTTGCTGCCTTAATGGGCAGCATGCGTGGTGAATACGATACGCTGGACCTGAATGAGGCCAGTGATCGGGTAACCCTCGGTCTAGTTCGCCTACTTATCCCGCAGCCGCTGCTAAAGCGTCTGCTGGCGAGTAGAAGTTTGGGTACAAGACTACCAGATGGCACGGTCTTAGAGCTTCACAAATTCGCTCCAATGGGGTCGGCGTTATGCTTTCCCGTATTGGCGCTTATTGTGTGGACGCTCCTCCGATGTGGTCTGGAGATCTTTGGCGCAGCGGATGAGGAAATCTCATCCGTTTACGTGTATGGTGATGATGTCGTTGTTCCGCATAAGTATGCGAAGCACGCAATGAGCATACTCGAGTCATTCGGTCTTAAAGTAAACCGAGACAAGAGTTGTACCGATGGGCTCTTTAGAGAGTCCTGTGGCATGGATGCCTTTCGAGGCAAATGTGTCACACCAGTGCGTATTAAAACACTGTGGTCATCACACCGCCGCCCGGAGTCCTATGCGTCATGGATCGCTTACGCGAATTCCATGTACGACAGGAAGTACTACCAAACCTACCAGAAAATGGTAGGGATGTTGTTGGACCTTTACGGTCCGATTCCTTCAGATGCGATAGCTCGCAAGAGCTGTCCGTCTTTACGGGTATTACCCGATGAGACCTTGGCACCGAGGAAACGATGGAGTTCGGACTTTCAACGGTTCGAGCACAAAGTTTACACCTTGGTTCCCAAGAAGACTGAATTCGAGTTATTTGGTTGGGAAATGCTGTTACGCTATTTTAGCGAAGCATGTTCCAATTACAACCTCTCGCGGTCTTCAAGTAACGAGGATGATCAATCCTTTGTCCGTAAGCTTCCCTTAAACTGGGAGGAAACGTGGCAGTC